CAGCCTGAACCAGTTGAAACCGAACCGGGTAAGCCTGTCCTTGTGTTCGACAATCAGCGTGCCCCAGTCATCACGCTTGAGCAACGCGGTGAGCTTGCGGCGTTTGTCGTTCACACCGGAACCGACCTCCGCAACGGACACGGCGACGCGGTAGCCGTTCTTTACCGCCCACCGCTCCACACGCTCCTGCTGTGCGGCAAGCCGGGTGTGCCGTTTGGGACCGTCTGGGACGCGGGAGTACACAGCCGCGTCCATGAGCATGTTTTCTTCCGGGTCGGGGATGATGATGTGTCCCACCTCGTCCTGATACGCACCCTTGATTTTTCCCGCCTTGTAGCGGTTCCAAGCCGCACGGTACTGAATGCCGTGCTTGCGTGCGTATTCCGAAAGATTCATACTCTCTAATGTATCACAGAATGCTAGATTGTACTAGAATAAGAAGAACTAGTTACACGACCTATGAGTTTATGCAGGGAGGGGATTCCGATTAACTTTCATTGCCCACGATTCCGGCAGCCCGCGATAAGTCATCAATATCTGCTTCCCATCCACTTGCAATGGCCAGCTGCACAACATGAGCCAAGCGTCAGACAAATGCCTATGATGCTGATTTGAAGATTGGGAGGTATCGATCGTAGTTCATATTGTTCGGTAATCGGTATGGTGGAGTTGTAATGAGTGTCGTATAAGAACAATGACCCCGATACTATGGCGCAATCGTCACGATTGGCAGTGGGGTCGGCGAATCCTAGTGTGGTGCGCAGTGTAGGCGTTATGTTTTCCGAATGTGGTGCAGTGCAGCGTAACGTGTGATCAGAGGTTTGGACTATATCACCCACAGTAATCAATGCATTGCAATATGTATGAACTAATGGCTTATTCATTATGGTGGCGACAGATGGATACAATGAGGACATTGAATCAATCCATTGCAGGACTTTATGCTCGGCACTATCTTGAATAACACCCAAGGTGCCACCGTATCCGTCATCAATACAAATGGCTTGCATCCAGAACCGTAATGATGTGAATACGGCATGATTGACCAGCGTCGAGTCCCGCTCCTAGGGTAGCCGCGGAATTCGCAAATCATGAACCATCATGTCAAGCACTGACGGCATGATCAATCCTTCCCAGCAATTCCTTGAGATAAGGCATGCTCTGTCCCGATTTCAATCGATCAACCGACTCCAGAGCACCTTCGAACCCCAAGAAGCTGTACGCATGGGTACAAAGATGAGGATAAATCCATGGTCTCATCTCATCGACAGTTAATCCAGTCGCTAATAGTGCTGCAAGCAATGTGAGAGTACTGGTGTCCAAATACGTACGTTCCTGAAGCTTACTCAAATAGGAAAATGTGAAAAACGCCTCTTCCTATTATAGCAAGGGAGGGATGTTTTTTGTGTCATCTGTCGTAAAGAATATTAGTGGGGATTAATGCAGCGCGTGACCCGTTCATGACTGAGGAAAGACCACAAGAAAGCCGCCGTTGTTCCGAATCGTTCCGCTAACTGATTTCAAACAATATACCGACTTGTGAAAACCGTTGGAATTCCAACGTTCCAAGTCGGGCCGGCGGGATTTGAACCCGCGACCCCTTGCTAGTTTGAAGGGTTGATTCGCTGGTTTCTGTGAGATTCGTTAGGTGCGTTTTCGTTGCAATGACGTCGGTTCTGTTACCTTCGCCAGATTCGTTGATTACCACTGATTTCGCCGTTCTCAGGGGTCATCGTGTCTGAATCGCGTCTGAGCCTCAGATACGATTCAGACTACAGAGATTAGGCCGGGACTCCCCGATGACTGGGGAACAGCACCTCATGCCACTTGCGTGCGCATCAGACGGTTGAGGCTATTCAAGTGTGGCTTCACTGCCATCGCTAGGACAAGTCGCCACATCTTCTCCATCCACGGTCAAAGTGGCGGTCCATTTTGTGCCTTTCCCACCCTTTATGGCCGGATCGGGCAGGTTGGTGGAGAACTTTTCAGTCGTGAAATCTGAAGCAAAGGTTCCCGGATAGTTCTTTTGCTCGGAGGTATTCATGTCAAAAACGAACCGCGAATACTCATTCGTCGAGAATACGTTTTTGAAGCCCGCTTGAGTCATATACCCAGTTTCCGAATCGGTGAACATGATTGAATACATCACGGACTCATTGGCGTCCATTAGCGGATTAGGAATCTCCACGCTGAGTATTGTCCCATTGTGCTCAAAGTGACGCTCTGTAGATGGTCGTTGTCCCCCGTGCACGTTCCCGACAACCCGCTAGCCAGAGGCTGCGCCTCGGCGCTAGACGAAGAATTGGTTTGGGCTGTCTTTGGATGACGAATCCGCCTTAGTGTCCGTGCCGCCGCAAGCAGCGAGCGACACAACTGTCAGAATACTTAGGACAACAGCCGCTGTCTTCTTTCTCATCCTTTCTTCTCATCAAAAGTGACTTGTCTTCATTAAATCAGAATGTTTCTGGGTCTCGTATATCGACTTCGCGCACTTCCTGATAGATGGTAGCGATGTCATTGAGGTTGATGCGGAACTGGCTGCGGGCATGCGGAGTCCACTTGTCGCCCGCAAGGGTTGCCTTGTCGCCGGGGTCGTAGACGGCCTTGCCGTCTTTGAACGCTTGGAGGAATAGACCGAAGCTGGTGGAGATGCCGAGGGTGATGAGTGGGCCGAACTCGACCAAGGTGTTGCCGTCCTCGTCCTCGCGCAGGTAAGGTACGTATGCGGCGCGGTTGTGCTTGCGCTGCCAGTGACCGAGCAGTTTCAGGTACGACCATCCGGCGGCAAGGTTCCTTGTGCCCTTCTCGTAGAGGGCGATCATGCCGTTGGGATCGAAGTGCTTCGCGTCGGTGAAGCCTTCCAGAACTAGTTCGAGTTTCGCACTTGGCTTGTCCTCGCCTTCGCGCTGAATGTCACCAGAAGTGAAGTAGTAGCTGGTCGGGTTGCCGTCTTCATCGATGGTGTGCACATGTCCATACTTGAGTACGAAGTCAACCGTGGACAGGCGCCCTGTTTCGGGAAGATCGGGCTGGGGAGTGAAGAGCGTGACTTTGTGGTTGTAGCGGCGTTCCAAGGACTTCTGTTTGATGGCTTTAAGCTCCCAGATGTCGAAGTCTGGCCCGGGGATGGCATTCTCACCCACGCCTAGTTCCGCTTCCAGAGTGAGACCGGGAGCGTTGGGGGCGATGTATGGCCTGACGATGGCGCCGTCGTTGTTGAGTCGCCACGGAGTAATCTTGCGGCCGACGATATTCGCCAAGGCCTGTTCGAGTACGGAGAACTCGTCACGCTGCCGTTGCGACTGGTAGACAATCGGGCACAGATGCCCCGCCTCGAAGGTCTCCATGCCAAGCACGTACTGCGCCGCTGGGGAGTCAGCGCCGACCACGAGAGCCACCACTCGGACGACCTCGCCGGACGCGTTCTTCACCGGGCCTAGGAACAGGCAACGGTTGACCTCATGGCCGCGCCTCGTTTCGCTCAACAATTCCGACGGGGCTTCCTTGCACCCTTGAAGGAACCCGGAGAAGCGCACTTCCGGGTATTGCGGATAATAGCAGAGCTTCGCGTTGGGAGCGTCGAATTGACCATTCGGCGTGACCCACTGCCACGTCACGGGAATCTGGATGACTGGATTGCCGGCCTTCTTTTTCTGTGACTTGGTTGGAGTGTATGACGGCTCTCCCAAGGGAAGGAATGACAGATCAGACGGATCTCCCGCCAGATACACCTGCTGCTTCGAGTTGTTGTTTGCAACGAGTCGCTTGACCCAGATGCTGCTTGCACCGGTGTTGGTGAGCAGTTCGTTGACTCGGCTGATGTCGGCCGTGTCGTACCATTGACGGGCCTCATTGACGTGGGTATCGCACATGCAACTACGATACCCGCGAACAACGGACAATGGCCGGCACGACACCGGCCATTTCAGGACTAGTTCTCGCCGGCTCCGGCAATGGCAAGCTCTCGCGCCTTCTGGATCTCGTCCACGGACTTTTCTGCATCGTTCAAAATCGTGCCTTGGTCGCCTTCGGACATGACTTTGAGGATGTGGGGGCGCATGATGCGCGCGACCTCGGCGATGGCGGGCACGACCACGCTGTTGCCGAACTGCCGGTAGGCCTGTGTGTCCGACACCGGGATGCGGAAGTCATCCGGGTAGCCCATGAGACGGGCGCACTCGCGCGGCGTCAGACGGCGAGGACGCTCGTCACCTTGGGCGACGAGGATCTCGCTGCCGTCCTTGTGGTAGCGGGCGGATAGGGTACGCGACACCATGTCCGGGGTTACGAGCCCGTAGCCGAATCCATGCCCGAGGGCTTCGTGCTTCTTCCTGTAGTCTTGGAGGTACTGCCACAGACGTGGAGTGAGCGTGTACTTGTCCTGTACCTTCTGGTGCTCGAAGTCGAAGTACTTGTCGCCATCCCACGGCAGATAAGGCTCCGTTCCGTCGGTCTTGTGGAGGATGTCGGCAAGAATCGGCTGATGATCCGGGAACTTCAGGTCGTCCCATGTGAAGTCGGTCTTGGAGCAGAATCCGACGATGTAGATGCGTTCACGATGCTGGGGTACGAAGTGCTGGCCGTCGACGACCTTCCAGTGGACCTCGTAGCCGAGCTCGTTCTGCAAAGCGTCGAGGATGACCTTGAACGTGCGGCCTCGGTCATGCGAGGTGAGGTTCTTCACGTTCTCCAGGAGGAACGCGGCGGGACGCTTGGCGGCGATGATGCGGGCCACGTCGAAGAACAGGGTGCCCTGCGTCTTGTCGCGGAACCCGGTCTCGCGTCCGAGGCTGCGCTTCTTCGAGACGCCGGCCAGACTGAACGGCTGGCAAGGGAAGCCGGCGAGCACCACGTCGCAGTCGGGGATGTCGTTCGCGTCCACCTGCGTGATGTCGCCGGCCATGGTCTCGGCGAACCCGTAGTTGGTGCGGTAGGTGCGCGTGGAGAACTCGTTCCACTCCGAAGAGAACACGGCATGGCCGCCGGCGGTCGCGAAGCCACGGCGGATGCCGCCGATGCCGGCGAACAGATCTATAGTGCGAAAGTCAGTGCCGGTCTCGTGCGTGGTGCCATAGTACAGCTCCTGCAACGCGGGAACATAGGCCGGTTTGCACTGGACCTTGCCCGACTCCCAACGCTCCACGGTGGACGTGGACAGGCCGAGCGATTCGGCCAGCTGGCGTCGGGTCATGCTCTCGCGCAGCTTGGAGATAAGCTCGTCGGCGTCATCAATGGTCTTTTGGGGAATCAGATTACTCATAGGGAAGAATATATATCATTATGCTGACAAAAATTCCCAGCGGTGTATAGTGGATGACAATTAAGCATACGACACCACGTTCCAATAAGGTCCAAGGTTCACACCGTGTCGTGCGGAAGAATGGAGGCAAGCAGTGGCAAAGGGAAAACAAGCGAAACCCCGACACCCGATTGACATCGATGAGGCAAAAGACACTCTGCGCCGCTTTGTCGTCCGAGCAAGACGCGTTGCCGCCCATTCAATGGTGAAGGATCAGTCTGTGCTCAAGTATGTCAATCCGACATTCACAATCCAGCGCCGAGAGGGAGAACCAATAAGACTCAAGTATCACATGCCAGACCAAGAGGTCTTTGAATCCCTTGCCGCGCGCACCCGTCCTTGCATTCTGGAACGAGAACCGGTCTATCTGGACAAGGTGTTCAGATCCGTGACAATGTGCTTGGGCGCACGGAAAATGAGTGAAACGGCGCAGAAATGCTTCGACGAGTGCAAGGCGCATTTCGCACATCTACGGGACAAGGATGGCGGCACCTCATATTCCATACAGATGTTCGACACGAATGATGTTCCGCAAGGCGAACCTATGTCTGATCTGCTGATTGGCGAGGCATGGCTATATTCAGATCTGGTGCACACCGATCCCCAAGGCCGAAAGGCAGAAGCGACGGCACTCTCGTACCGAGACCGGTATTATGCCGGCACTTCGTTCTTTTCGCAACTGTCTATCATCATCGTCAACATGCTGAATCTGATTACGGCACTCAATCGAGATTTCGGATTCGGCATTGATCCAAAGGCATGGGAGGAACAGGTGGTGGCTGCCGACGAGGATTCAGAACGAGTCGCAGAAAACATGTACATGCTTCCGCAAGGGACACAGATACCAGATGGAGTGAGACCCAAGGACATGCCCAATGCTGTGGATGTGTCGTCTATGACGGAAACCGCATGGGCGTTGAATCCGCAACAGCGCGCCACCATAATCCTATGTAAGGCGGACGGGCAGCTAGTAGACCGATTCCACGGCATTTATTCATGGAACGACGACAAGATGACACTTCTTGTAGGAGATACATTCATCTGTGAGTTGGGTATTGGACAGCAAGCCGCGCTCCCTGCGGGATTCAAAGAGATTGAGGTCACTCGACGAGTATTCAAGGGAGATCCCACGATGACCACAAAGGTATGGGATGCCGTTAAACGTGCCGATCTCATGATAGGAGTCATACCCCGTAAGGAAGGTACCGCCTACGTAATTGTGCCGTTCCGGGAAAATCAAGTTCATGTCGAGAACGGGAGAATGCTAGTACGCTCAGCGGTCGAAGAAGACCATCCGACGGGCGGAACATCAATGTAGTGTCAGACGGACGGCCTTACTTACTATTCGTTCACTAGCTCTTGCTCAGCTTGCCGTTGAACGCTTGGTTCACCAAGGTGTAGACGGCTTGCGCGACGCCGATGACGCCGGTGAGGACGATGCCCCAGCCGTAGCCGTGGAAGCCGTTGGTTGCGGCGATGGCGATGACGCCGAGCAGGACGCTTACGACGAGGCTGGTCAAGCCCACGTAGTCGGCGGGGATGTATTTCTTGAACGCCTGCACCAAGGCGGGCGCGACGAGGGCGACGATGCCGGCGGCGAGGGTGGTCGCTGCGGAAATGTCCATGAATGTTCTCCTTAGGTTGGTTTGGGTATGGGAGTGGCGGCCTCCGGCGTGGTGTCGAAGGCCGCAGTCGGTATGACAGCTGCCTAGTAGCGCAGCTGCTGTCCGGGGTAGATCAGGTTCGGCTTCCTTTATTGTTTTCTCGGCCTTCCGCCGCCAATGCCGCGGCCCGGGCGTGCGGCGTTCCACGCGTCGATAGTCTCGGGTTTCCAACCGCGCGTGCGGCCTATCATCACGTCGGATTCGGGAAGCCGGTAGCCTTTTGCGGATGCATTGGTGATACCGAGGCGCTCGCTGACTTCCTTGATGCCGAGGTATCGTTCAGTCATGGTTCTCGCCCCCTTATGATGCCTGCGCAGCCGATGGTCCCTGTGGCGATGGCCATGACGGCGATGACGGCTGGGTGGAATGCGGTAAACGCTCCACATGCCGTGGCGATGGCCATGATGGCGTAACTTGCTATGTTGAGTTGATATTTCATGGTGGATGCGGTTGGATGGGTTGGAGGGATTCTAGATAGTTGGTATACCTGGAATCCCTTTTTCATTTCTTGCGATGTTTAGGCTTTTTGCACCTGTCCAGCTTGTCGATGATGAAATCGACCAGCTGCAGCAGGAAATCCGGTTCAACAACAGCATCCTCATCGCGTTCGGCGCGCGCGAGCACGGCTTCGGCCGAGGTCTGCATGGCGCGGACGTAGAGGTGTTCGACGAGGCGCAGATCCTCACCGTGCGCGCCCTGGACAACCTCGTACCCGTGATAAACACGGCGCCCGACCAGTTGGTGGTGTTCCTGGGCAACCCGCCCATGCCCGGCGACCCATCCGAGGTGTTCGCCGACAAGCGCGCCAACGCGTTGGCCGGCGTGGCGGGCGTGGCCTACGCGGAGTTGAGCACCGAACCGGGCTGCGATTTGGACGACCGTGGGCAGTGGGCGCGCGCCAACCCCAGCTATCCCAAGCGCACCAGCGAGCAAAGCATCCTGCGCCTGAGGAAGACCCCGCTCCCAATCCTTGACACGCACCACACGCTGCAAAGCATCCTGCGCCTGAGGAAGACCCTCGCCGAGGACGCCTTCCGCCGTGAGGCCTTGGGCGTGTGGGACACCGATACCGTGCTCGCCGCGATCGGCGAGGACGAGTGGGCGCACGGCAACGTCCAGGAGCCGAACATGGACGGGCGCGTCAGCTTCGGCGTGGACATGCCACCCGACCGGCCCATGCTGTCCATCGCGGTGGCCATCAAGCACGACCAGGGCGGCACCGCGATGGTCAACCTGCAGGAATACGCCGACGTGCGCGCCCAGGGCACCGCGTGGGCCGTCGACTGGCTCGCCGACAAGTGGACGAAGGCGTCCGCGATCGTGATCGACTCGATGAGCCCGGCGATGAGCATCGTCCCGGACCTGGTCAAACGCCACGTACACGTCACCGTCACCAACGCGCGCGACCTGCTGGTCGAGCTGGTGGCCGCCTTGGTGGACTCGTACGGTGACATCGCCGCCACGGCCGCGTCGGAATGGTATATGCAGGTGCGTGCGCGCAACACCGGTGACACCCGCTACCGGGGCATGCTGGGCGAGGGGTTCCCATCACAGGCCGTGCAGGACTCGATACGCTGGAAGGCCGGCGTGCTGTGGGATGACCCGGAGATGATGTACCGGTTCCTGCACAATGCCATTGACCGGTGAATGAAGTACTACGGGCGCGACACCGTCATGTCTTGTGTCGCGCACGATCCGCTCCACCCGCGCTACGCGGTCGTGCCACATGGCAAGTGCTGCGCGTACTGCACGATGATCGCCTCGCGCGGCTTCGACTACCACCCCGCCAACACCGCTCGTGCGGCCCTGCACGATAACTGCGGGTGCATGCCATGCCCGTCATGGGAAGCGAAGCGCCAGGTCATCGCCGGCTACGACCCGGACGCGATGAGGGACCAATACCAGCATGCCGTCGATGCCGTGGAAGGCAAAGCCGACCCTCCGGCATGGGCTGCGAAACTCGACGCGTTCAGCCAACGCGACAGGATTCTGGAGGCGATGCGACGACTGAAGCCGGACGAATACACCGACGGCGTGCACGGCTACACCCACGACAAGGCCACGAAGAGCAAGGCCAGCGTGGGAGACCTCAACCTTGCCACATGGCAAGACTACCGCGCCTCATTGGCCGAACGGTTCATCGCAGCAAACAACCTCGAATGGAAAATGCCACCCGAGCAGCCCGCACCGGTTCCTGATGTCTGGATCAAGGGGCTTCCATCACTGACGCCCAAACATTGGGCGCATATTCTATATGGTGATAGACAGAGGGACAGGAAGACGAAAAAGTATGAGTATGGCGGAGGTCATCTAAGCGGGTATGGGTGGATTGCGGGAAAACCTATGTTCCCAAGCAGATGCAATCCTGAAGGTGTGGCACTCATCATTAGAAAGGTGATCGAGACTGGAGACAAGGTCGGCATGGCAATACTCGGATCAGTAGATGGTGTTGAGTATTGCGTCCGTCTTGGTCCGAAGGGTAATATTATTACAGCGTTTCCTGTCGTTACCTAATTCACGTATGGGGAGGCGTATTCATGTCAGTCGAATCGATGCCATCCGATTTTTCGTTTGATGGCCTGTGTGATTGGCTATGCGCCGTCCTCGAGAAAGTCGGCTTCGAGAAAGAAGCGCATTTCGCAAAAAACTCCCAGCGTTGCGATAGTAGTTGGCTGGGAATGTACGATGCGTTCATGAGTATTGCACAGCATGATATCCCTCTTCCCGTTCCGGTTCTCGAAGCGCTGCTTGACCAATTTGACGGGCTCGAAGACATGGATGATGCGATGCTGGTTTGTCGCCGCCCACTCAAGAAAGGTGGTGCCGATGCGTCGTGATATGGATTTGGTGCGTCGTATCCTGTTGGAGGTGGGTGATTCCGACTTGCCGTTGGATGCGAACGCATTGGTGACCGATGAGTATCCATTCGAGCAGGTCGCGTATCATATCGATCTGATCGGGCAGGCGGGTCTGGTGTGGGTTGATGTGTCGCGTATGATTGGCGATCGCATCGTGCGCGCTGGCATCGGCCCGTTGACGTGGGAGGGCAACGAGTACCTCGACGCGATTCGCGACGACACGGTGTGGCGCCGGGTCAAGACGCGCATCGCCAAGACCGTGGGTAGCGCCACCATTGACACCGTCATTGCCCATTTGCGTGTCGACCAATGGTAAGGGCAAGATAACCAGCGCCTATGTGGAAAGGAGACGGACGAGTGAAACTTGACATTAAGCAGGAGACGGACGCTGATGTTCTTTTCTGCCTGTATGTTCAGAAACTGCTCGATTCCGGCCATGTGGATGCGGTTGAGGATGTAATGCGCGACTACTATGCCGGCGAACCTGGCATAGCGTTGGACGGAGCGGTGTTCTATGCGAATGACTATGGTTTGGATATTCCTAGAAAGGTCTTGGAACATACGTTGCCTTATCTTGAACCTGATAGCTACGGGTTAGAAGCGTGCCGCAAGCTTCTCAAGAAGGATGCCACACATGCGTCGTGATATGGATTTGGTGCGTCGGATCCTGCTCGAGGTGGGTGATTCCGACTTGCCGTTGGACGCAAGCGTGCTGGTGACCGATGAGAGCCCATTTGAGCAGGTCGCGTATCACATCGATTTGATTGGTCAGGCCGGTTTGGCGCAGGTGGACGTGTCGCGTATGATCGGGGGCCGCATTGTGCGTGCCAGTGTAGGCCCGTTGACGTGGGAGGGCAACGATTTCCTCGACGCGATCCGTGACGACACGGTGTGGAGCGGGGCCAAGACGCGCATCGCCAAGACCGTGGGTAGCGCCACCCTTGACACCGTCAAGGCGTTGGCGGTGCGTGTCGCCACCGACATGCTCATGCAATAATTCATCTTGTTTTTTCTGAAGGCCATCCTACGGGGTGGCCTTTGTGTTTTCTGGCTGGATATCCAAGCGGTCGACGGGGCCGGCCTTGTGCCGGGTGGCATTCGCCTTTGCGGGTTCGAACCCCGCTCCAGCTGCTCCGCCGCACGTTTTCGTGTGGGAGGCGTCACGCACGCGCCTTCATCCTTGTGTGGATCATTCCATGTCCACGGCGGACTCAAGCCGGCCCATCACTCATTATCGAGGAGCAATCATGTTCAAACAGTATTGGCACGCGTTCAGCAAGCTTCATAATGTGCGCACCATCGTCGAGCCGGACCTGGACGCCGGTTCAGGAAGCGACGCGGACGCTGGCGAGCCACGTGAAGAGACCCGCGAGTACACGCAAGCGCAGATTGACGCGATTGTCGAGAAGCATATTGGCCGGGTGCGCCGCGAGTACGCCGACTACGAGGACATGAAAACCAAGGCGGCTCGTCTCGACGAGATTGAAGCCGCGAACAAAACCGAGTTGGAGCGGACTGTGGCCGATCTGGAAGCGCTCCAAGCCAAATACGCCGAATCGCAGCATGCGATGCTCATCCAGTCCGCGTGCGTCAAGCATGGCGTGCCGGCCGAATATGCGTACCTTGTGTCCGGTGCGAACGAGAAAGCCATTGATATGGCGGCGCAGAAGGTCGCCAAGCTCGCCTCGGCGAGCGGACCGGCGCCACGACGCCAACACGTCACTGAAGGCGAGCATCCCGCATCCAGTGCGATGCGCAGCCTTGACGAGCAGATCCGCACCGCCGAAGCCAAGGGCGACTGGGCGCTGGCGGGACGGCTCAAGACCTTCAAGCTCGCACAACACTAACAATCATGGAAAGGAACCATCATGCCCGACATCACAGGTATGGGCACCACCTACAACCTGCCCAACTACGTGGGCGAACGGTTCGCCGCTTCCCGTGAGGACACGCCACTATTGTCCTCCATCGGAGGCCTGACCGGCGGAAGGCCCACCAAGAGCACGCGTTTCTCCTGACAGGGCTACGACCTGCGCGACGCCGATTCCGAGCGCCAGCGTGTCGAGGGTGCGGACGCGCCGGAGGGCGAGGAGCGCGTGTGCTTCAACGCGTCCAACGTGCTCGAAATCCACCAAGAGGCCGTCGACCTGTCCTACACGAAGCAGGCCGCGACCTCGCAGGCCAGCGTGGAGGGAGCCAAGACCATCGACATCGGCGGCACGATCGTGCCGGCCGACGAGATGACTTGGCAGATCCAGCAGGCGCTCAAGCAGGTCGCCCGCGACGTGGAACTCTCCTTCATCCAGGGCACCTATCAGGAACCCGGACGACAACACCAGGCCGCGCCGCACGCGTGGCCTGCTCGAGGCGATCACCACGAACACGGTGACCAGCACTCATGCCGCGAAGACCCTCTCCGAGGACGACGTGCTCGACCTGATGCAGATGGCGTGGGACAATGGTGGTATCCGCGAGGCCGAGACGCGCACCATCGTCGTCAACTCCGACCTCAAGCGCGCCCTGACGCGCATCTTCATCAAGGATGCCGGCTACAAGGAAGAGACCCGCAACGTGGGCGGCGTGAGCCTGCAGACCATCGAGACGGACTTCGGCCGTTGCAACATCATGCTCGACTCGCTCGTGCTCAAGGACAAGATGCTCGTCCTGTCCTTGGATCAGCTCGCGCCGCGTTTCCTTGAAATCCCTGGCAAGGGCCATTTCTTCGTCGAACCGTTGGCCAAGACGGGCGCGTCAGATAAGGTGCAGCTCTACGGTGAAATCGGTTTGGAGTACGGCAACGAGAAGGCGCACGCAGTGCTGACCGTGAAAACCCCGACCGTAACGGAACAACCCTCAAACGGCAAGTGACGGCCATGGCCAGCGAACCGTTCGCCACATGCGAAGACCTCGCCGCCTCATGGCGCCCATTGGACGAAACAGAACGGGTGAAAGTCGGCAAACTCATCGACTACGCATCCGACCTGATCCGCACGTACTCGGGGTGGCGTACGGACAGCGCAACAACGCTGGAACGCATCTGCTGCTCCGTGGTACGCCTCACGATGGAATCAGACGCCAACGGCGCGCCTGCCGGCGCCAGCAACATGACCCAGACAGCAGGCGCGTTTTCCAAATCGTTCGCCTTCTCGAACGCGTCCGGAGACCCGCGCCTATGGCCCAGCGAGGAAGCTCAACTGCGACGCAACCGCAACCGGTACGGCAGCCTGGACATGATGAGCGGAACGCTGGTGGACCATGATCAAGGGTGAAACCGTGACCGTGCTGCGCCCGCACACCACCGGACACGACCCGTACGGCACACCAATGGTCGAATGGGACAAGGAACACGTCGACAATGTGCTCCTCAACCCGCAAACCGGCACCACCGTGGACGACTCGACCACACCGGACGCATTGGAAACCACACTCGTCATGTACTTCCCACGCGTCTACGCCAAAACGTTGCGCGGCTGCGACATCCGCGCACGCGACCGCATCTGGCACGTCACCGGCGACCCGCTGCCAATCGACGGCGGAATCAGCCCCACACGGTGGAATAGGGAAGTGCTCGTGACCCGCGACGACGGGGGATGACATGGCACACACCACCATCGACCGCCAATGGGTGCGACAACAGCTGCTCACCAACCCTGACGTGCGACGCGCCCTGAACGCCACCGCACGCCGGCTAGCCCCGCTGGTACAACTCGAAGCGTTCAAAGACGACAACCCCGACTACGCGGCAAGCGTGCGCGTACAAACCGGAGACACCCGCCCCGGCGTCAAAGCCCCCACAAGGATGAAACGCCCCTACGCGCGCGTCATCATCGGCGACGAAACCGCCAGCGAAAAGGAATACGGCAGCAGACGCTACCCGAAAAAAGGGTTCCTCCGCCGAGTGGTAAGCCGCCTGTAAAAAACCACCAATGATCCACTACCAATGGGCACAACCCATACCCATGCTCATGGCATGGATCATGGAACACAACCCGCCCACCAACCTCACCTGCACAAGCCAACCCCCCCGGAAAGCCTGCGCGAACACCTGCCATTGCTCGTCATCAGCGCAATCCCCGGAGGCTTCTACGACGACTACACGCGAAACCAGGCATTGGACATCGACGTGTACGCCCCAACCCTGCAGCGGCCGTGGAAACCATACAAACCATCGAACCAAGCCTCACCGCCCTGCAAGGCGACAGCAACGAACTGGGCTACGTGGACACATCCACACTGACCATGTTCACCCAAATCAACAGCAGCATGACAGGCGTGACCAGAATGACCGCCACCATCACCCTGAGCATGCGTCCACAACCAAGGAGCTGACATGGCAGACACATTCGTCACCGTCGCCGAACAAATGAACAACAACAACGTGTGCAAATGGGGTACCCAACTGCTCGCGATCGCAGGAGCGGTGTCCACAGTGGCGACGGCTTTCGGCATCGCCTACAGTCCCTGCATGTATGATGTATAG